GGTGGTCTTTCTGCTGGTTTTGTTCGTACTGTAAGCAATCATTCTTTGGTGTTTGGTCAAAATAATACTGAGGGTATGCGCCTAACCAGCACAGGTCTGGGTATTGGTACAAGTAGTCCTGCTTACAAGTTGGATGTTCAAAGTGGAACTGCAACTATCCAAATTCGTAGTAGCACAACGAGTTCTGGTGCTATTCCGAAACTACGTTTTGAACACGCAGGAAATGATTCATTTTCGATTGTTGGCGGTAGTTACATGGCTTGGCTGTCAAGCGACAGCACAGAGCGTATGCGCCTCGACTCCTCAGGCAATCTAGGCTTGGGAGTTACTCCTAGTGCTTGGGGTAGCCAAGTTAAAGCATTGCAAAGTAACAATGGCGTTTACTTTGGAGCATTCCAAGGTGGTGCTACACCAAATTTATATCTTGGAACAAACAACTACTTTAACGGCACAAACTGGATTTATTCTGGCTCTTATCAGGCAACAAAATACGAGCAATTAGAAGGAATACACGCTTGGTTCAACGCTCCCACTGGCACAGCAGGAAACGCCATTACCTTTACTCAGGCAATGTCGTTAGACTCAAGCGGTCGTTTGCAAGTGGGTACTACGAGTGCTTATGAAAGTGCAAGAGTTACTGTTTCGTCTGCTGGTTCAAACGGAGTTTCAAGCACACAAGCAAGTTCTGGTGGTTATTGTTTCTTATCAAATGCAGTCAGCAATGGTGGAACTTATTATTTTCACTTGTTTAAAGCAAATGGAACTGATACAGGTTCAATTACATCAAATGGAACAACAACTACCTATGCAACCACATCAGACTATCGTTTAAAAACTGTAATTGGTGCAGTCACGGGACATGGCGCACGAATTGATGCACTTGAGCCTATTGAGTACACATGGAACTCTAATGGTTTACGCACCCGTGGATTCTTGGCTCACAAATTCCAAGAAGTTTATGCAGACAGCGTTACAGGAACTAAAGACGCCATAGATGCCGAAGGCAATCCTCAATACCAATCTATGCAAGCAGGAAGCTCTGAAGTAATTGCTGACCTTGTTGCTGAAATTAAAGCTCTCCGTGTCCGTGTGGCACAACTCGAATCTAACTAAAGGAAAACATCATGACTACTACTTGGAAAATCACAAACCTTGATAGCAACACAGCCGATGGCTTTGTAACTACCGCCCATTGGACAGCTACAGCAGTAGACGGAGAGCACTCTGCCTCTGCCTACGCAACAGTCTCATGGGCTGAAGGCACTCCTGCTATTCCATACGCATCCCTAACAGAAGCCACAGTATTGGCATGGGTGTGGGAATCTGTTGACAAAGCATCGACAGAGGCTTCTTTGGCGGCTCAGATTGAGTTGCTGAAGAACCCTGTAAAAGCGTCTGGTACACCTTGGAGCGCATAAGCATGCTGGGTTTTGAAGAAATTAAACTTCTTTTAATGTCTGGCATTGCTGTAGTCAGTGCTTTAATGTTTGGCATATTGATTGGGTTTGGTTTAAAAAAACCATAAGTTAAGCGAGAAGCCATCACTCGATCTTGATGGCACATTAAAGGAAAATCATGGGCAACAACACAAAAACCCCATTGACGATTGACGGAGTAGAGTACCAGTTCGAGGATATGTCTCCTGAACAACAAGTACTAATCAACCATGTCGCAGACCTTGACAGAAAGTTATCGTCTGCAAAGTTTAATGTTGACCAGCTTCAAGTTGGTAGAGATGCTTTTTTCACAATGTTGAAGCAATCTCTAAGTACAGTAACGGATGTAGAGGCAAAGTAAATGGACAATCACACCACAGAAGTAGCATCAGCAGTCGCTACTAAAGCATCCTCCGTGGCTACCTATGGTGGTGCTGGAAGTGCTGTGTTCTTTGGTTTATCAGCCAATGAATTCGGTGCTCTCTGTGGTGTTGTTATCGGTTTTGTTGGTCTAGTGGCTAATATCTGGTTCAAGCACCAACATTTAAAGATTGCTCGCAAGGAAGCTGAAAAATGACTTGGTTACTTGTATTGGCTCTACAGGCTGAATACAGGTGCGTAAAGTGGACATGGACAGGTGATGTTTATAACCGCAAGGTTATTTGTCTAAAGTGGGAGAGAAAGAAGTGATTATCGACCCCATAACAGCTTTAGAAGGCTTACAGCAAGCGATTGGACTCGTTAAGAAGGCTAGTAAGGTCGCAAAGGATTTATCTGGCCTAACGCCCATGATTGCCAAAATGTTTGATGCTAAGAGCATTGCAACTAAGGCGATGGTTGAAGCTAAAAGGTCAGGTAATAAATCAAACTTGGGTACGGCATTACAAATTGAGATGGCTCTTGATGATGCCAAAAGATTTGAGGCTGAATTGATGTTGTTGTTTCAGGCTACTGGTCGTGCGGATGTATGGCAGAAGATTAAAGAGCGACAGCAACAAATGGATGTTGAAGATGCCCATTTAGCGAGACAAGCCAAGGCTGATGAAAAGAAACGTAAAGAAGCCGAGCAAGAACAAATGGAGTGGGCTGTTGGTATTGTGGTGATCGTAATGCTTTTGGGTGCTATTGGTTGGGGACTCAACGAAATGGCTGAACTGTGTGCCAAAACAAGGTGTGGTAAGTGAATGAGTACCAAAAGCAATTTGACCTTTTCTGTAAAGTCTTTGTCAGGCTGTGCGTGGCTTGGTGGGTGCTTGGCCTACTTCAGCACCTACCTGACGAGTTGGCAAGTAAAATCGTAGATAAACTTCTTGGAATGATTGGACTGTAATGCTTTCACTATTTTCTACACTTGGTGGCTTGCTAATTTCTGGCTTGCCTAAGTTATTAGATTTTTTCCAAAATAAGGCAGACCAAAAGCATGAGTTAGCTTTGGCTCGAATACAAACAGAGCGTGAGTTACAGTTAGCCGCACAAGGTTTTGCTGCCCAACAAAAGATTGAGGAAATCCGCACAGATCAGATTGCTATGCAGACTGATGCACAGATGACTGAGGCGGCTCTTAAACACGATGAAAAGGTCTTGGCAAGGGCTAGCACATGGGTGGTTAATTTTATTGGTACTGTGCGCCCAATAGTGACCTATATCTTTGTTTTAGAGTTATGTGCTGTCAACACTTGGATTGCATACTATGTGTACAAAAACCCTCATTTGGTTTTGAACATGGATGACTTAATTAGGTTGTCTGACATTATTTTCTCTAGCGATGAAATGGCTATGCTAGGTGGAATCATTGGATTCTGGTTTGGTTCACGTTCTTGGGCTAAGAAATGAAACTGAGCAAAGCTGGCGCCGATCTAATGCACCAGTATGAGGGGTATAGAAATAAGCCTTACCTATGCCCTGCTCACATTTGGACAATCGGCTATGGTCATGTTTTATATCAAGAACAGATTAGATTGCCTGTTGTTTATTTACCAAAACATGAGGAAATGGTTGAAAAACCAACACTCCGTAAGAATTATGTCTTAAAAACTGAAGACAATCGGGTCTGGTCAAAAGATGAAATCAATTCGTTATTCGCAAGTGATGTCGAAAATTTTGAACGTGGTGTTCTTAGACTTGCTCCCTCTTTACTTGGTCGTCAAGGGGCTTTCGATGCGTGTGTCAGCTTTTCCTTTAACGCTGGATTGGGCAATTTTCAGCGCTCTACTATTCGGATGAAAATAAACCGAGGTGATTGGGAGGGCGCTGCACAGGCTTTTATGCAATGGACTAAGGGCGGCGGTAAAGAATTGATTGGTCTTGTGAATCGTAGAAAAGCTGAAATTAAACTATTTTTAGACAATGCCTAATATACCCAATCAACAAGACGCTGAACTTTTTGCCAAAAGTATTAAAAAATGGCAAGAGGTGTTGAATCTTGGTGATTGGAGGATAGAGAAGGGGATAAAACCTGCCAAGCAAGCAATGGCCTCTGTTGAGTTTAACGAAAATGCTAGGCTTGCCGTTTACCGACTAGGTGACTTTGGTGCAGAAAAAATAACTGATGAATCGCTAGACAAGACTGCTTTGCATGAGTGCTTGCATATTTTCTTACACGATTTAATGATGGTTGCTACAGACCCTAAGTCTTCAGACGAAGACATTGAAATGCAAGAGCATAGGGTTGTCAACTTGCTAGAAAACCTTTTAAAGGATTCTCATGGTATCAAGTAATGGGCTGACAAGTTGTTCAGATGAGGAATTTCTAGCCCTTTGGGACAAGTATCAATCTGTCGCCAAAATAGCAAAACTCTTATGTTTGACAGAACGGGCTGTAAATTACCGCAGAAGACGCATGGAAAATCGTGTGGGTGCTTTGAAAGCTATAGACTTAAGAGGTGTTATTTACGATCAGAAAAGAGCTAAATCCTTTTCTCCTTTAAAACAAATAGAGCTTGGCATACTGGATGGTACTGTTATTGTGTTCTCGGATGCACACTTCATACCTGCACAGCGTACAACAGCGTTTAAGGGTCTTTTGTGGGCTATTGAGA